GGCCTTGCCGCTTCCGCCGCCTCCATCATCGCTATGGCCGGAGATACCGTACAGGTTGCCCGCGCAGGATTCCTTATGATCCACAACGCATGGATCTACGCCGCCGGCAACCGCCATGAGTTCCGAGAGTACGCCGACTACCTCGAACCCTTCGACCGCTCCATGGCCGACATCTACGCCGCCCGTACCGGTTCCGACATCAAGGCGATGCAAAAGCTCATGGACGCGGAAAGCTGGATAGGGGGCAGCGATGCAATCGATCAAGGCTTTGCTGATTCGCTTCTGGCTTCTGATGAAGTGGCAGCCGGCGAAACCAGCCAGGCGCGTGCAGCGGTCCAGCTCGATATCGCGCTCGCCAAGGCTGGGATGCCGCGCTCTGAAAGGAAAAAGCTTCTTGCCGAGTACAAGGTCTCCACGCCGTGCGCTGGGGATAACGATACGCCGTGCGCTATCTCGCTGAACGAAGAACTCGCAGAACTCAGGATGCAAATAACCGCTTAACCAATAAGGAGAAACATCATGGCTCAGATCGAAGAAGAAGTAAAAGAAGTCAAAACGTTGCTCAAGGACGTGAACGACAAGCTGAAAGCGTCCGCTGAAGCCGCGGAGAAGCAGATCAAGGCACACTCCCAGATGAGCGAAGAGACCAAAGCCAGCGTCGACAAGCTCCTGATCACCCAGGGCGAACTGCAGTCGCGACTCCTCGCCGCCGAGCAGCTGATGGTCAGCATGGAAAACAAGGGTGCACCGGCCGGTCCCAAGTCCATGGGCCAGATGGTCACCGAGTCCGAAGCGTTCGCCAGCTTTTCCGGGCGTGGCTCCATCACCATCCCGGTGCAGAATGCCGTCACCTCACTGACCGGTTCCGCTGGGACCCTGATCGAGCCGCAGCGCGTCGGCTTCATCTCCCAGCCGGTTCAGCGCCTCACGATCCGCGACCTGCTCACCTGGGGCCGCACCGGTTCCAATGCGCTTGAATACGTCCGCGAGTCCGGTTTCACCAACGGCGCTGATGTAGTCAGCGAGAATCCCGGCAGCGACAAGCCCGAATCGGATATCACCTTCGAACTCGACTCCGCACCGGTCGCTACCATCGCCCACTGGATCAACGCCTCGAAGCAGGTGCTGCAGGACGCCGCCATGCTAGCCTCCTACATCGACGGCCGGCTCCGCTACGGGCTGAAGCTGAAAGAAGAGGCCCAGCTGCTCAAGGGTTCCGGCGTCGGCCTCAACATCACCGGTCTGTTGACCGCTGCCACCGCCTACGTCAACCCCGGCGTCACCGTCCAGGCTGAGACCATGATCGACCGCCTGCGCCTGGCGCTCCTGCAGGTCACTCTCGCCGAGTACCAGGGCGACGGTATCGTACTTTCGCCCATCGACTGGTGCGCGATCGAGCTGACCAAGACCACCGACAACAAGTACCTGTTTACCTCGCCGACCGGCATGACCACGCCGGGGCTGTGGGGCCGTCCGGTTGTGGACACGCAGTCCATGACTGCGGGAGACTTCCTCGTCGGCGCGTTCCAGCAGGCCGCGCAGGGCTGGGATCGCGAGGACGCAAACGTGACCATCTCCACCGAGAACAAAGACAACTTCGTCAAGAACATGGTCACCATCCTCTGCGAGGAGCGCGTGGGCTTGACCATCTTCCGCCCCGAAGCTCTCGTTGCTGGCGACTTCGACGGCTTGCCGGCATCGGCATAACCTAACGGGCGAGGGCTTCGGCTCTCGCCCTTTAAATGGAAGCTGTCCGGCATGGACGAGGACACCGGTTTGAACCCGGCTGGCCGCAAGGCTCAAGAGTTCGATTCTCTTAGCTTCCGCCAAATCTTTTTGACAAGCGGGGTGGACTCCTGGTAGTGGCGAAATCTGGTATTCAGCCTCGCATCCCGCAGAGCTTAACCGCTCTCATCGCACGGGACTGATAATCGGACGGGCTCGGGGCCTGCGGAAACGCTCAAGGCCCCCCCAACTAAAAGAGGATCGCATGATAACTGTCACCCCCCTGAAAAGCTTCGACCATGAAGGGCCCCGCAAGAAAGGTGTCCCCTTCGAGTGCAGCGAGCCGACCGCGAACGCGCTGAAGCGCTGCAAGCTCGTTTCCTTCGGCGAGGTGCTGGACTTAAACCCTTCGGAGCCGGTCGTACCTTCGTCTGCATCGCTTCCGGCCCCTCCCTCAACGCAGACGACTGTGAAGCTGTCCGAAGGTGGCGCGAAAAGGGGCCGGAAGAAAGGGCGGTAATCGCGGTCAACAGTTCGTTCATGGCCGCACCTTGGGCGGATGTGCTTTACGCGATGGATCGGAACTGGTGGGCGCGGTATGTGGCCCAGGTAGAGGCGGAATGCGAAGGGTTGAGAGTGTCGCCGTTGAGCGGGATGAAGGGCGTCAGCAAGATACTGTTCAAGCACTATCAAAACAGCGGATGCGGGGCGGTATCTCTGGCCGCACATTGGAATGCGAAAAGAATCATCCTTCTCGGCTACGACTGCCAGAAGACATGCGGCAAAGCCCATTGGCACGGTGACCATCCCAAGGGATTAGGAAACGCCGGATCAATTGCAACCTGGCCGGGACAATTTAAAAAGCTGGCGGCTGATCTGACCGGCTTGGAAATCATTAATTGTAGCAGAGAAACGGCTTTGACGATGTTCGAGCGTAGGCCACTGGCAGAGGTATTAAATGAGCGTTCTCCCGCTTGAAGACATAAAGAGCTACCTCGACGTGTTCCACTCTGCCGACGATGTGAAGCTACAGCTTCTTCTTGACGGTGCCGAGGATGAGGCTGCACAGTTCATGAATCGCGCCGATGTTTCTGAGTGGGAAAGCGAGTACGTTTTCAGCAGCGATTACCTGATGCCCCCCGGCACGATGCTAGGCGTTCTCCTCCTCGTTCAAGCGGCGTATCAGGCTAACCCGGATGATGCCGACAAGCTCAGGCGCGCGGCAGAAACAAAGCTCATGCCGTATAGGTTGCATCTCGGATGCTAGCGCACCGGCTGCGGCATAGGGTCGAGTTTCAGGAGCTTGTTGAGGAACAGGACAGCGAGACGGGCGCATCAGTTTTGACGTGGGTAACAGCCTTCCTTGATTCCGATACCCCGCTGGACTCTGTACCTGCCGAAGTGCTGACTGGGCCAGGGCGCGAGTTCCGCGAATCCGGCACGACTCAGGCCGAGACGACCGCAAGAATCAACCTACGATGGTTCCCTGGCCTTTCTTCCGAGTGGCGTCTTCTCTGGGATGGCAGGGTTTACAACATCGGCAGCATTGAGACGGACGCGACCGGTAGGCGGGAATACTGGCTCAGATGCACGGATGGGGTGAGTGATGGGCGATAAGGCATACAGAGCGCTGCAGGACGCTTTGAAGATCCTCGTTGACGTGGGCGACAACACCCATGCGGAGCGCGCTGTGATGCTGCTTGCCGGTGGGCTTCGTCCGGTCGCCGACGCCCACACCCGAATCCATCGCGGCGAAATGTTCACGGCTGACACAATCGCCGCGTCTCTTGCCAACAACGCAAACCTCGACATCATCATGACCACTCCCGCCACGGATTGGCCGCACTTGACAGTCAAGGCGATGATTGGCGGTGACGGAGAGTTGAGAGTTTACGAGGCGCCAGCTTTCACGGACGGGACTGTAATAACCCCGGTCAACCATAAGTTCTACAGTTCAAACACGTGGGCCGGCGCGGTGGTGCACACCCCAACAGTTTCAAGCGCTGGGACGCTAAAGATATCGCACTATATCCCAGGTGGTACGGGTGGTGTGGCGTCAGGCGGGATCGGTGGCCGCGACGAAGAGGTTCAGTTGAAACCGTCGACATCTTATCTAATCCGACTCACCAACGTTTCAGGACAGTCGCGACGTGCTGCCCTTGACCTGACATGGTACGAGTCTAAGGAGATCCCGGACGCATGATAATTTCTGCTATGCGCGGGCTCGGAGATTCCATATATCAACGGGCTTTCGTCCGAGAGATCCCGAAGCCGGTCTGGATCGATACTCCTTGGCCGGAACTTTATGAAGACATCCCCGGCGTCAACTTCGTCAAGCCGGTCACCAAGCTCAGGACGCAGGCGAAGAGCGCAGCAAAGAGCGGTGTCAAGTGGGTGCCGCAACCGCGCGGGCCGGTAACACAGATCAGCTACGGCAACATCGGCATCATTCCGGGGATGCAGCGGAGGTTCAGAGTTAAGCCACAGGCCTTTGACCTCCCCGATTTTGGACCGCCGCCAGTTGCCGGAAAATACATCGTTGTTCGGCCCTCCACGATCCGCGCTGAATGGCATGCCGAGTCCCGGAACCCGCTACCGGAATACATCGTTCAGGCGGCGGACGCGATGAGGGCCAAGGGGTACACGGTCGTTTCGGTGGCCGACCTTGAAGACGGTAAGGAATGGCTCGCAGGAGATGCACCGCAAGCCGACATCTGCTACCACAAGGGCGAGCTGGGAATAAAAGACCTGATGGCCCTCGTTCAAGGCGCATCGGCGGTGATTGGGGGGATTGGCTGGCTTCTCCCTGCTGCAGTGGCTTACAGAGTGCCGGCCTGGATCATTTGCGGCGGCTGGGGAATGTTCAACTCGCCGGAGAAGCTGACCGCGCCACCAATGGACCTTAGCAACCTGACTTTCGCGGTGCCTGACAACTTCTGTTTGTGCTCCGCGAACAACCACAAGTGTGACAAGAGGATTTCCGACTATGCTGCCAAACTTGCCCGATGGGCTGAAAAATTCCCTGCTGTGGTCTGACGAGCTAGGGCGTGGATGGTGCGGCAAGGAGCTGGTGCCCTACGATTCCGCTTACTGGCAGAAGTACCTGGAGATGGACGCTACCGACCTGGGCGCACAGCTGACTGCGGCAAGGGTCGACATGGTGCGCCGTCACTTCAAGGGACAGGGCGTTGATGTTGGCAT